GTATAAACAATAAGTTAGAGGCCGAGCGTTACCTGCCATTTTTGATAAAGAGGGTTGAAAGCTGGGACTACTCAGAGCCTTTAGTGATTACCTTTAAGGCATACGAAGACCAAAGGTCGCTTGGGCAGAACGCTTTGTTCCATGTTTGGTGCAGGGAGATGGCGCAGGTATTCATCAAGAAAGTTCCTAATGCCACCGAAGAAGGTATGAAGTTTATGATGAAGAGTAAGTTCTTGGGTACTCATTCAGTGGCTATAGGAAAGGAAACCTATTCGGACCAAGTAATGCCATTACCAAAGCACAAAGGTGAGATGTGTCACTTCATGGATCAGGTCTACGCATGGGCTGCTGAAAAGGATGTATTATTATCCTTACCGCAGTACAATGAATACACTGAACTAAAGCGAAAGCAGGATAAGTAGAATGTCTAAAATGAGTCCGCAAGAGTTGTTAAGGTTTGCAAGTAACGATAGGCAAGTTGAGGTTATCAGAGCAGTAATTGAACACGGATCTAATAACAAAGCATCAAAGGCTCTTGGGTGTGGACGCAGGACAGTCGACTTAATGCTTAAAAGGCTAGAAGCTAGGGCAGCATCAAAGGCAGTAGCACCTCACAAGAGCGTGAATCGCGAAACGATGGAGGGCTTTGAGGCTAAAAGAGTTTCTACGGCATATAAAGAAGATGGAACTGTAGCATTACAGTGGGTTATCCAAGAGCCTGAAAAGCGCAGCATGAAGCAGAAGCTGGACGCTATGCTTGAAGGTATGAAAGACGATCTGACTGAGTTTAAGAAGCCAGTAAAAGCCCCTAAGAAAAACAACGCAGACTATCTAGCCATGTATATGATTGGCGATCATCACTACGGAATGCTTGCTGACAGCGAGACTAAGGTTGATGACGATGACTGGGACGTAAAGATAGCAACCAAGATACTTGTTGAATCTACTGACCGACTAGCTAACAGAGTTGGCAATGCCGAGGTAGGAGTGCTGCTGAATGTGGGTGATTTTTTCCATGCAGATTCCAGTGCCAACACTACGACTAAAGGAACTCCAGTCGATGTTGATACCCGTATCGGCAAGACATTTAAGCTAGCTGGCCGGTTGTTTCAGGTTCTAATTGATAAGATGCTAGAGACTCACAAAGAGGTTGTAGTGATTAACGTCAGGGGCAACCACGATTCAGATATGGCTTGCCATTTATCTAGCTGCCTTGAGTTGCTTTACAGCAAAGAGAAGCGCGTCAACGTCCTACAAAACTATTCCAAGTTTATCCACTACCAGTGGCACAACAACCTGTTTGTCTTTCATCACGGCGACCGTATGAAGCATGAGCAGATATTGCAGGTGGTTATTAAGAACCTCGATGATCAGTGGAGCCAGTCTAAGAATAGATATTGCCATTTAGGTCACATTCATCACCACACGGCCAGAGAAGTCGGTTCTATGCACTTTGAGCATTGGGGTAGCCTAACGGCAACAGATCAATGGCATAGTGACTCAGGATACGGTGCAGAGCGTTCTATGACTGCCGTGGTTTACCACAAGGATCACGGTGAAGATTCTAGGGTTAAGATTAAGGTAGAAGGTTGATATGGGTGATGTTATTAAGTTCCCGCCAAAGACTATGCTGCTGCACAGACAAAATTGTGATGATTGCAATGGTGTTCTTGAATATTGGCTTGGCGATGACGATTGCGCTTATGGTATATGCGTTGGCTGCCTTGATCTTATTCCTAGAAAAATTGAGTTTAACGATAACCTGCTGGAGGAAGAATAATGGTTGATCCAGATGTGAGAGACTGGGAAAGATTGAGAAAGGAAATCCCAGCAATAGAGTCGAAGTCTATTGATAACGCTATGGCTGAATGTCACAGCATAAACCTAGAAGTCAAAAAAGATGCGATCAACCCAGATCATTATAAGACTGGGGGTGTTGAGGCCATTGACTGCATGAAAGCATCTATGAGTTCTGAGTCTTTTAGGGGACACCTCAAGGCCACAGCAATGAAGTATTTGTGGAGATATGAAACAAAGCACCCTGACAACCCGCTACAGGATTTAAACAAGTGCAAATGGTATCTTGATCGCCTTATCAAAGAGGTTGAGGGCTAATGGCTATTAAGCGAGACGCGGCAGATAAGTGGTTTAGTGATGTTGTAAGGCAGAAAGCTGGCTTTGAGTGTGAACACTGCCACAGGCAAGAAGGAAGGATGGAGTGCGCCCACATATTTGGAAGGGCTGCAAAGTCCGTTAGGTGGTCAATGATGAACGCTGTATGCCTTTGTCACTACTGCCACCTGACCTTTACCGCCAACCCTTTAGACTTCACCGCATGGCTGGAGCAATACAAAGGCCAAGGGCATCTGGATATTCTGCGGGAGAAGTGGCAGGTCCTGATGAAAACTAACAAGCTGCTAAGGGCTGAGATAGCCAAGCACTACAGGGAAGAGCATAAGAAGATGCTTGCCAGTGAGAGCTATGAGCCAGTTTCTTACAATTAATTGATTTATTTGTATCAGAACGCTTTACATTGTCAATAGAAAGCCCCATAGTATCACTTCATTCAACGCAACAGGGGTTACAACATGGAATACAAGATTGATCAAGAAGTCTGGGTAAAATGCGCTGGTACTGATACTTGGGTTATTGGAGTTGTTACTGGACAAACAGCCAAGCGAATTAAAGTTTATAACGAAGTCCGAAACTTAGAAGGTCTTTATGCACCTTCTAGCGTCAAAGCAAAGTAATTAAGCCAGCCCTTTCGGGGGCATTCAAACCAAGGGGAAAAAAATGAAACACTCATTAAGTTACAGCCAGCTAAACCAAATCGACCAAGCTGCTGAAATCAAGAAAGACAACCGCCTGGGAATCCTGGCCGCTGTAGTTTTATTCTCACTGTACTGCATAGCTTCAACTATGGAATACAACGACTGCCTTAAGGGGGTTTGCTAATGTCTGATTCACTACGCGCCTTCAAAGACTGGCTATCTGACACACTGCCAGAATACGCTCCCCAGTACCGTCATTTCACGGGTAATATTATCGATTATACCGATGCTCACAAAGATGATATTTGCTACAACTTTTTGATGAATTTTCCGACTTGGTGGGATGACGTATTGCCACCGGCTACTTCTTGCAGAGCTGGGTTTATAGATAAGCTGTACAACAACTCTCTAAATGAAGACCTGTCTGACATTATCCGTGATGACATCTACCTATCGTTAGAAAACCACCTAAGCGAGATCGTTGAGGAAGTCTATAACGATGTCTTTAATGTTCAGCCTGAAGAGTTTGCAGGCTACGGAAGGGGTGAATAATGGAAATCTTTGCTAATGTATTTTTTTATGGGCCTTTTGCAGTTTTTTTAGGGCTTACAGTCTACGGTATGTACGTTCTTGAAGTAGACAAGTCTGAGGCAAGGAGGGCAAAAGATGATGAGTGATCGAGAGAAAGAAGTGGCCAAGATGATCGAAGAGATCAACCACCTAGCCGACAAGCTAATATCTGATACCTATGCCTTCAGATACAAGGTAGCAAAGCGATTATTATTTATTGCATCAGCAGGGGCGCTGTTTAGCTTCATAGCTATATCGCTACACGCTTATTTAAATTAGATCGAGGTTCCCCCGACCTTTGAAGCTGGCGTGGTTCACCAGTGATCGAGAACGAACCACCTATTAATTTACGCTAGGGGGTGGACTATGCATTAGCTATTTTTAACGGTTTGAAGATAGCGATGGCCTTCGGGCTGGTGACTCAGGCTTGGTTCCCCTGCCGCAACAAAGAACCTATATCATTTATGGTATGCCTTTCATAATAATCCTGCATTTCCGATCATATCCGATAGTCCTTATAATCCCCGCTTAGTTGATAGTTTTACCCTATTTGCACTTTTATGCACCAATAATTCGCACATTAACGCACTTTTAGCAGGGAATCCCCGTGATATACGCAATAGCAGTAGTGCTTATTGGCCTAACCGCCATAGCCAGAGATGAATTTAAAAGAGACTCCTAATGGGGTCTTTTTTTATGGTAGAATGCAATAACCTTTACTGAGTAAAGAAAACTGATATTATGTTAAGGCCAATACAGCAGAGATGCGGGAGGCAAGCATGAAACAGTTACAGATTACGCAACGTATATTAGATTGCGAAGAGCATGGCTGGTATGATTTACTAGCTAAAGTAGATGGAATCACCCAGAACATATTGGAATGCCCATCGGCAACCTTTCAAATTAAAGCCGCTTTGATCCTCTGGGCTGACTCAGTAGACCTGAGAAGCAGCTCATTACCACCAGACGAAGAGAGCGTTATATTGCACAACCCATCAATGAATCATAAAGAGACTTTCGGCGCGGAGGCTTAATGCTAACCATAGATTATAGAAAGACTGGGGAATTAATACCGTATATAAACAACTCACGAACTCACAGCGACCAACAGGTGCAACAGGTCGCGGCAAGCATTAAAGAGTTCGGGTT